CCACGATGTCGACGGATCGGTAGGGGTCTTCGGCGTCCAGCTCCTGAACGTCGAGCCGGCCGTCTTCCAGGACTTCGCCGTCGGCGCCGCAGAAGATCGAGAGGCCGACGAGGTCCGAGAACTCCTCGACGAACTCGCCCACCTCACCGGAACGAGGCTTGTAGTCTGCGGCGAGCTGACGCCCGTGGGGGCCGTCCTCTGCCTCGACATTCTTGAACCGGCCCGCGATTGACTCGACCGGACGCAGGTGCGGCTTCGCCGGATCGATCGGGTGATTCAGGAAGGATGGTGCGTTCTCGAATACATGTGCCGAGCGGTTGATCAGGTCGGCCGAGTAACGCCCGGTGGAGCCTTCTCCCTCGGTGATGAGCACAACTCGGTAGGTGCCGTCACTCTTCTTCGGCGCGAGCTTTGCCGCTTCCTGAATGAACAGACGCTTTCCCATGAGATCAAGGCTAGGTGTGAATTTGGGGCTTAATTCTGGGTGTCGTTGCGGAGGTCCGTCGGACGCTCCGAACTGCCGCCAGCGCTCTGTCCGCGGCCCTGCGTGGGCGCGGCGGCCTGGGGGCCACCCGAGCCCGATCCACCCTTGGGGTCTTCCTTCGGGTCGATATCGTTGCGCGCCCACGAGTTCTGGTTGTTCGGAATGAGTACGCCGTCGGGGATCGCGTAGCTGCCCGGAACGCCGAAGATGTCGTCGATCTGCGCGGCTGCGTCCTCCGGCTTCATGAGACCCTGCTGCCACTTCAGCACGACGGCCTGCACGCGGCGGTAAAGGTCTGCGGCGTCGGCGAGGGTGCGGAAGTAGACCTTGATCTCCTTGCCCCTCTCCTTGCCGGCCATCCAGCGGAGCACACGCAGGTCGAGTTCGACATGCTCCTCACGACGCGCTTCTGCAGCGAGTCGAGTGGGCTCATCCAGCGTTGCGGCGCTGCCGTAGCTTGAGCCGGCATCGCCGGGGTTGGAGGTGAGGGCGATGTTGGAGACGTCGAGGTTGGACGCGATGACGGCGATCACTTCGCGGATGCCGCTGAAGTCGAACGCCTTGCCGGCGGTGCTCATCGCACTCACTGCCTGCCCGGCCCCGACGCCGACCATCGACGCGGCACCCTGTGCCGACGCGTACTGCATCTGCTGGTTCTGCGCGCCCTTGGCGGTGGATCCCGTGGCGGCGTAGAGGATGGTCGCCATCGCCTCAGTGACGTCGAGGCCGTCCATGTACGCCTGCTTGGCGTAGTTGTTCCAGATCCAGGCGCCGAGCGCGTCGGGGAAGCCGAACTTCCAGCCCTCAACGCTGTTGGCGTGCATGTCGAAGGCGGTCCAGTCTTTCGCTACTTCCTCGCGCTTGCCGCCGATCTGGATCGCATTGAGCGACTGATCCTTGTACGTGTCCACGAAGTACCAGAGCACCTTGTCCTTGGGCTTGCCATCCGTCTGGCGCTGACTCCATGCGCGACGGTAGGCCCAGATGATGCTCTCGTCGTCGGGGTCGCTGAGGGTGTCGGTGATCTGCGAGAGAGGGACTGCCTGTAGGAGCTTCGTCGAGTCTTCGCCGATCCACAGAGCGATGCCCTCAGAGTAGAGGCGCTTTTCGCGTCGCGTGCGTGCCTGGGGTGCGAAGAATGCTCGCTGGTTGGTCGGGTGGTCGATCAGATCCTGGACGTTGCGACCGCGGCCGCGGGACTCGGTCGGGATCTTGTCGTACTGGATGTTCCCCTGCCACACGTAGGTGGACCGGAGGCTGAACCCCTTCTTCATCCACCCGACCATCGATGCCTCGAGGATGCGTTCGGCCCACTGCTTCAGGTCCTCGAGGCAGAGGCCTTCGGCTGGGCGGCCGTTGCCGCCGATGAAGATGTCCCAGTCCTTGTCGTCGATCGCGAGCTGGGCCCGGACGTTGTCCAGGCCCTCCTTGATGATCGCCTTCGCACCGGTCGTGCCAGCGGACTCGGTGGACTGGGCGGCATCCAGAACGTTTAGCAGCTCTTCGATAACTCGGCGATCACGCGACATGGTTCAACGTTAGGCGCGGATTTGGCCCTTAATTCTGGCGCTATACGGGCTGGATACGCCGTGACCTGCGCTCCTGAGTGAGTTCCCGGCCGACTTCGCGCGCGGGTATCGCCTTCGCGTCCTCATCAGGCGGGATGACCTGCGCCTGCAGCGCGGCGTACATGGCGGCGTCTGCGCGGTCAGGAGAACCGCCCATCATCGTCTTCATCTTGGCCTTGGGGTCGATCTTGATCGCGCCGCTAACCAGGGTGTAAGTGATGAGCATCAGCTCGTCCCGAAGCAGGTTGTCTGCCGGGTCAAGGTCAAGCTCACCGTCGCGCATGAGGTCGGCGAAGTGGTCATGGATCTCGTCGCGCCAGATGCGCCAACGTGCAATGTCGCTCGATGACTTCGAGCCGATGACGCGGATGACCTCGTACGTCCTGTCGGCGAACTCGGTGCCGCGCATCAGATCCGTGGCGACGCCCGAGCCGACCGCGTTACCGTCGATGCGTACCTCAGTGGCGCGGAGGTGCTTGGCGATCGCGTGGATGCGCCGCGCGTTGGTCAGAGTGTCTTCCTTCGACCAGACGCCGGTCGTCTCGCGGGTCTCGCCGCCGTCCTGGTACAGAATCGTGTCAGAGAACAGGCGGAGATGGCCGCCACGGTTGACGTAGACCACGGACTCATCGTCACCGGTGGTCGCGATGTCGCAGCCGAGGATGACAGGGGTCTCGGGCTCGTACTCGATCACCGTGTCGCGCGCCTTGGTGATGTGGTCCTCGGTGAAGAACGTATTGTCGGCGTCGCCGGGGAACTCGCCCATGACCTTGGCCAGGAAGCGCCCGTTGGGGGTTCCACCCTCGCGGCGCATGTACTGGTCATCGTCCGGGTGCTCGTCGTCCGGGATCAGCTCGCCGCCGACCTTCCAGGCGCGCTCCTTGTGGGCGATCCAGAGCTTGCTGGTGAGGCCGGACAGCATGCCGGCCTGCTTCTCCGGCTCGTCAGGGTAGACGATCTCTCCGGTCATTGTCGGCAGCTCGTACGCGGTGATCGTGTGCAGGTTCCAGTCGGCGCCGGCGTCGGTGTTGAAGAGGTTGTAGAACGGAGTGGCTCGGTGGTCAGGGTTCCCGATGCCGAGGATGCGGGAGTCGAGTCCTGTCATCACGGCCTCGGCCGCGGTGTACAGATCCTCGGGGAGGCCGCCCATCTCGTCGAGCCCGACGAGCGTGCGGTACTTGCGGGTTCCCTGGAACGCGGAGACGATGTCGGTGTCGGCGGGGCGCTTGCCGATCGCGATCGCCTCCTTACCCGAGCCGTCCGGCTTCTGGTAGTTCCACTCGAGCTGCTCGCTGATCCAGCCGATCGGGCGCTGTCCGCCGCTCTCCTTCGCCTGGGTCGCCATGTAGCCGTAGGCGTCCTTGAGGTACTTGAAGATGACCGACTTGATCTGGTCGCGTCCGTTCGCGGAGAAGAGCGCGAGCGACTCCTCGGGAGGGAACGCGGTCACCCACCAGACTCCGAGATCCGAGACGGCGAACGACTTGCCGCAACCGTTGGCGCTCTTGATCGCGTTGCGGATCTTGCCGTTGGTCGGCGTCGCGCACTCGACCATGATGCCGGCCATCTTCTCGTAGTACCGACGGCCGAGCACGTCGGACGCCCAGGCGAGGTAATCGTGCTGATAGATCCGCTTCTTCGACTTCTGGACGAGTTCATCCATGGCCAGGTCGAACGACCGCGAGCTGATGCCTCTCACTCGTCAAGCGCCTTCTGGGTCACTTCGCGACCGGCGTGCGCGAGAGCCTCGCGGGCCAGCTCGTCCCAAACGTCGGGGTCGATCTCGCCGCGCAGCGCGCCCTTCATGTATCCGAGGGCGATGTCGTAGGCGCGGGTCATCTCGCGCGCGACGTTCAGGTCGTAGGTCTCCAGGTCGACCTGCGTGGCCTCGCGGCGCTTGTCGAGCCGGTTGCCGATCTCTTTCAGGAAGCGCAGCTGCACCATTGCGTTGTCGTTGTCGAGGGTCTGCCCCTCGAAGGCTGCGAGGATCCGCCGCAGGCGGTAGAGGACCAGCTCGTCCTGCTCTGCAGCGTCGATCCACTTCCTTGAAGTGAGGAGGACGGTCTTCTGCGCGGCGACGCGTTCCGGCGTGATGACGCCGCCCAGTCGCCGCGAGATCTCCTCTGCGGACTCGGAGTCGCAGTAGCGGAGGATCGTCTTGTCGATCTGGCTGAGTACGACTTCGGCGGGCATTCCCTAAGTCTAGAGCGAATTAAGCGCGCAAAACGTGAACAATGTGTTATGCTCATCTCGTGTAGTCATGGTGCCCCTCCCCAGGGAGAAGCCCCCGACGAAGAGCCTCGGGCTCCGGCGTCGGGGGCTTCTTGCTTGCCTACTTCTTGCCGCTGACCTTCGCGTCGAACGATGCGCTTTCGGCGAGCAGCTGCTCGAGTGCGGGATCCGCGAGGATGTCCGCCTGCAGCGATTCCTCTTCGGCGGTGGGCTCGGGCTTCGGCGCCGCCGCAGGCTTCGCCCACAGCCACGGGGCGCCCTTTGGGCCGAGAATGGCGGCGTCGACGAGCGTCTTCACGATGCCGCGGATATCCTGGCCGCGGCCGTTCGGGGAGAACGAGTTGATGCTGAACGCCTCGTCGGGCATGTTGTTGATCCAGATGGAGTTCAGGTGCGCGCCGCCGGCCAGGTGGGGC